AGCTTCTTTGAATTTGCTATTAGCCCGAAGGTTAACCAGCAAGGCTGCTACTTCATCGGCTGATAGATTGCTCAAGTCTACGTTGTTCGTTTGAGTTGTCATTGTATGACTCCATGGTTAGTAGTTGTGGGGCTGAGTAATCCAACCCCTTCACAACGATATGGCAGATGGCTTCGGATAATTGCAGGAATTCCAGAAAAAAGATTTCCCCCCCCACAATTCAAGTGGCTTAAGGGGGGAGGTGTTTCGCTCCTTAAGCGTATATAGTAGCAGAATTGCTTGCAGTTGCTATCGTGTTGGCCGAAAACCCTATATTTTAAGGATAAAACCGGCTTATGGGGGGGTGGCCAACCCAATCCTGCACGATACCCCATTACGTTCTACTCCGGGATTTTTTCGGCACCCTAGGCCAAAGGTCCTTATAATGAGATTTGTGAGGGGAAATAGCTATGTTTAGAACCGAAATAACCAGATTAGCCGACCAATACATGCTTTGTGTATACGATGATGACCAGTTACTGGGGGTAACTATCAGTCCTAGGCTGGGTTCACTCATTAAAAAGGAGAGAAAGATAATAGCTGAGGCCCGGTCACAGGGGAAAATGCCGGTTAATTACGTACAGAAAGACGAGGGAACAGATGAATAGCCAGAAATGGTTCTATAGATTTGGGGTAATATTCTTTATAACGGCGACAGTGTACTTTGGTTCGCTGCTTTGGCGTACCTATGTGTGGTACAACTGGATAAATACGCTAGAAAAGCGGTTATATCAGAACCTTAGTCCTCCAGATGGTCCTCTAGCACCTGATAGAGTAGTGGACCATGCTCATCTTCGAGGTCTGTCTGTGGGACAAATTCTACGAGATGACTGCGAAACGTGGCGAAATATGGTCCGCCAGTATCAAACAGATGCCTGATTAGCAGTGCATCGGGTTCTCCGTTATGGTTGGGGACTAGTTTCCCCTCCCATACTACGGGGTCACCCGGCTCAACGTGTATATTCTCGTCTATCGCTATGTAGATGTAGTACCTAATCATCCCGTTGATTATACACCTCCCCCTGAGTCACGTCCCGACCGGCTAGACTGCCTAGTGACTTGAGTATATCAAGTATTGGTGTCGTTTACCCCGGTTTTCGGGCTATTCCTTACAGACTCACGGCCATAAGGCAGGAAATTCGTACTCGCATTGGTTCAGGGGAGGTACCACACCACCAATGGTCATCGCAATGACTCCATTTTCGTTAGTCTTTGTAACCCGCAGGTAGTCGGTGGCTAACCACACACCGGCTCATTTTCCAAGATGGGGGCATTAACCGCAATGAGCAAAGGTAGAAAAGTGGGGTGAAGAGCGGTTGGCGTGCCCTTCACCCCTGTCCCTTGTCGGAGACAACATGGACTTTTGAATGTACCACAGATTTTAAGGCTAACAAAGTATTTCCGAAAATTTTTTTGGAGATAGCCCGATTCACCCTATAATCCAGAGGTACTTTTTTGAAAGGGATAACATGAGAGAGTGGACACGACAAGAAATAGACAGTGCTATAGCAATGCGTAAAGAGGGTATGCCTCTTGCGGATATCGGCCAGAGGCTTGGTCGTTCTGAAAGCAGTATCGGTAGCAAGATAAGGTATGAGCAGAAATATAAGAACGAACCTAGGAAAGGCAGTGAGAGCACTTCGTCTAACCTGGAGGAGGCTAGTTATTCGTTCGAGAACGCTGCACTGAAGCACCAGCTCAAGGAAATGGCTGGGAAGTTGGAAGAGATAAAGGGTACGGTCACCATAGAAGAAGAGTGGGCCGACGACTTCGATGGGCCGAGTGAGTGGGCTAGGGCGGAGAAAAAGGGTGTCAACAACATCCGAAAGGCTCAAAAGCGAGGTAAATTCAATGTTTCCTTCGATTCCGGACCTATTGCGATATCAGTCATCAGTGACCAGCATATCGCCCCTAATACTGCTTGTGACTTCGTGAGAATGAAGGAAGATGCCGAATTAATCCGTGATACCCCCGGATTCTACGCAGTATTCGGCGGAGATGGGGTCGATAACCATATTAAGCACCGAAGTGCCATGATTGGTAGCCGAACCAACCCAGATGAGCAGTGGAGGCTCTTTGATTACTACCTTCAGCTCTTTGGAGACAAGATATTGGCCGTGATATCGGGTAATCACGACGCATGGACTGCACAAATCGGGGGTGTTGACTACTTATCCAAGTTAGCCGAGAAGAATAAGATTTGTTATGCCCCGGCCGAGGCGCGATTAAACATCAATGTTGCAGGTCAGGAGTATAAGATGGTGGTTCGCCACCAGACCGGGAGGTTCAACTCCAGTCTCAACCAGACTCACGCAGTCAAAAGGTATTATGAGTACGGTGAGGACACATTCGACATAGGTGTTATTGGTCATCACCATGAAGCCGCAGTTGAAATGTTTATTCGCCACGGTCTCAAGAGATATGCCGCAAGACCCGGTTCATATCAAATAAGCAGTCCTTATTCACACCAATATGGTTTTGCTAATGCGATACCCACCTGTCCGACGTTTATTTTGTTTCCAAAAGAACGTAGAATGATAGGGTTCGCAGATGTAAGAGATGCGGTATGGGCATGGAACCGAGGAGTGATAGATGAGTAATCCAGAAGACATTATACGAAAATCCATGGGAGAAACGTCCAAATCCTCCGGAACAAAATACGGTAAATCAGCGTGCTGCAAAAAAGGCCAGACATGTCCAAAATGCGCGCCTAAGCTACGGAAAAAATGACGTTAATAGCTAACTGCGAAAGTTTTTGCAGATGAATCCAGAATCGATAATAAGAGCCAGTTTGAAAAGCCAGCGGGTTGATGATAATACCCATATGATGCTGGTCGATAGGAAGACTGGCAAAATCGTAAAAAAGTATGGCCCCGGTGACGGAGACATACAGCGAGCATTAGATGACTACCGCTCAAGAAAGAGTAGTCACAGTTTAGTTTACACAGATGGCCGAGAAGTATCGGAGGAGTAACCATGCAAGGTGCATTTGACCACTATAACCCCAATGCGATTAAAAACGAGTGGGGTCGCAACATGCAACAGGATGACATGATGCGAGAGCAAGAGAATGAGCGCAATAAAGGGCGAAGAATGATTGCCCACCTACTAGCGAATCTTCTCGGGGGCGGAAGCCCTACCGGAGAACAAATGGAAGCACTTCTTCCTGGTAGTGAACAGCATCAACTAATGAACATGCTGGGTCCCGGAAAGCAAGAGTTCCCCGGCGAAACTAATGTTCGAGACAGACTCTTCAAAAACATTTAGTAAACGCTTGACGAAAGCTACCGACTTCGGTAAGCTAAATAGTGTTGGAAGTCTGTTTTTACAACAGGTTTTAGAGAAGGCCAGTCGATGGGGGCGTTGACTGGCCTTCCTCTTCGCTCCCCGATTACCGATAAAGGTAACCCGATGACATTCAAGGAAGATTTATTAATCGGCAAGGATGCCGAACTTTTAGTCCAATCTATTCAGCGCCGTTGCGGCTGGCCCGAGACAGAGCTTAATACCGGGCCGAACTTAAAGGCATATGACCTCCGTAACCGAGACTTTTTATCAGAAGTCAAAGTGGACGTAATGTCAGCGAAAACGGGAAACATTTTCTTCGAAGAGTCTTATCGAGGCGAGCCTAGTGGTTTCGAAGCAACCGAATCACATGTTTGGTTCGAGGTCATTCCAAATGAAGGCATATTTGCCTTTTCTACTAAACACTTGAAGCAACACATATACAGAGACTACCACACTCATGGTACTCAAAGACCGCACTGTGGGGATGGGGGCATGTCGAGTGGGGTGACTTTTAAGAAAGAGTGGGTGGAAGAGTTGTTCTGGCGCATAGCTAATCCAGATGGTTTGTACGACCTAGAGTGGGCGAGGGAAGTAATTGAGTGGCAGCGAGGGCTAGTCTAAAGTTCCGTAAAAAACTCTTTTGGGGTCAATTACTGTTCCCCTACCGGTAGTGTTTCGTATACCATACATGTACTGGAGAAAAAATATGCGGATGCACTTCATTAAACCCCACCAAAAAAACCGTGTTATGGTTCGCTGCCGAGTATTGCTCATGGATGATGCAATGTCGATTCGGGAGGTTATCATTAATCGTGGTTATCTTCAGGTGGGCATTGTGAAATTTTTGCTCCATCAACTGTTCTGGTGGAAAAAGCCACGTCGGACGAAAGGCGAAATTCAGGACAGCGACACCTTGGACAAATAAAGTCGGGGTGTGTATACATATGGTTACAACGGTTGCAATGTTTTTGCATGGAATAGACCTAAAACCAAACTTGAAGGAATAGGAAATGGCGTCAGACATTACGGAAACACAGGACATGGATGTTCAGGACAGTGGTTACTCAGAAAACCCGTCCGACTTTACAGGCGACTCTGGTTACGATGGTCAGGTCACATCAGAGTCCACTTACACCGAATCATACAATCCCAGCCTATCAGAACAAGTTCAGTCGCTGGGATTTTCTAATGTTCAGGACGACCAAGATGCACGCTATAGACTGCTAGAGTCATACCAGCAACTTCAAGACCAGAATAATCAGTGGGCCCAATATTACAATCAAACAGCCCAAAGCCTAAACCAATATCAAGAGCAGGCTCAGCAATGGCAGCAGCTCCAGCAATCACAACAGTGGCAGCAGTATCAGCAATGGCAGCAGCAACAACAGCCTCAACAGCAGGCTCAGCAGCAGGCTCAGCCAGAAGAGCCACAGCACTGGTGGGCGCCACCGCAAGTAGACCTAGATGAGGCCGCTAAATATCGTGTTCAGCAGGTAAATCCCGAAACTGGACAAATTGAAACAGTGTGGGCTCATGGTACCCCACAAGAGATTATCAATGGTTCTCAGGAATATACATCATACCTAGAGAACTGGGCCGATGGTATTGTGAGGCGACCAAATGAGGTTCTGCCTAGTATCATTGAGCAAGAGTTTGATAAACTATTTGCAAGCCGTTACGGTGCTTTAGTTGAATACAACAATAACTATTTTCAGCAGCAACAACAGCAGCAAACGGTACAAGACATTAATAGTCGTAATGCAGACTGGGTTTACCAAAAAGACCCACGAACTAACGACTTTGTGCGTGATGCTAGTGGCCAGCAGGTTTTAACACCTCAAGGTCAGGCAGTAACGCAGTATGTAAACTACTTTCGTGGCATTGGGGTAGAAGACCCAAGCGCGTTGTGGGACCTTGCAACACGGATGTATGCAGGTGATATTTCGAGTGCTCAGTTGCAACAGCATCAGCAGCAATCGGAAGCAGCTCAAGCGGCTGCACAAAGGAATGTGCAATATCAACAACCAGCTCCGGCACCAGCCCCGGCACCAGTGCAACCTGCACAGTATGCCGAGTCAATTGCCCCAGCAGGCGGTAGTCTTGCATTTTCTGAGGACCCAATTTCCCGTAGTCAGAATCCGCACATAAGTGCGGGTGAAAAGTTGCGTCAGCAAGGGCTGACGGACGGTTTGTTTTAGGGTTTTTTAAGAAGGGGTACAGAAAGTGGCTTATAAAGGCTTCAATCCTGTAGCGTTCAGTCGAACCGCAGCTACCACCCTGGCAAAGCACATCCGTGAAGTTGAAGAGGCAATGCTCCGCAACTATCAGATGGGTGCTCTGTTAGAGTCAGCCGGTCGAGTGAATTACAACAACAGCGGTGAAGGTTTTGACTGGCCGGTACAATACCGTCTACATAAAGTAGAAGGTAATACTGGCGAAACACAGCGAAACTTCGCTCGTCGTAACTTATGGAAAACGGCAAACATGGAATACCGTGGCTACCAAGCAACGGACTCTATGTATTACCGTGAATTCCGCAGTAACCGAGGACCAGAAGGAGTCGTCAAAGTTTTCGAAAACTTTGTTGAACGTCTGGAAACCTCAATTACTCAAGTTCTTGGAACCGAGTATTATATTGATGGTTCCGCAACTGGTAACGAACAATCTTGGCATGGCCTAGAATCTATGTTCGGTACTAACGGTACTTTGAATGTTAGCGCTGGTACTCAGCGTAGTGCTAATGCAGCAGACCCTCTCGGTTTTGCTAACAGCACTTACGCTGGCTTATCGTGTCAGTTAGCCAACTATGGTGGCGAAAATGAGTCTGGAGTCATTTGGCCGAACGGTGTAGCCGATTCGGAGTATGACTTCTGGACACCTATTATTACTAACTACACCTCGACTTACTTCGATGGTACAGCAGATACTTTTGCTAAGCAGGGTGATGAAGCGATGCGTTTCTCCATCATTCACGCTCAGCGCAATACAAGTAAGAATGGGCAGATTACTAATGTCTTCCTAGCTCGTGACTTGTATACTAGCCTGCTGAATCTTATCGACGACAAAGAACGAATTAATATCTCGAGCGAGCACAGTTTGCGAGCACTTGGATTTAAGAATGTTCTCAATTTCGATGGTGTTGAAGTATCTTGGGAAAGTGGTGTACCGAATGGCGTAGGCTATGGTATGAACTACGATAACATTGAACTGAAATCTATGGATGATTCTCTCCTTCGTTCTGAAGGTCCTGAGTATGATATTCATAGCCAGAGCTTCAATGCAGTAGTTTCTACTCTGTCTAACCTGAAGTTCAGCAGCCCACGAAACTTCTTCAAACTTGTTTCATTGGCTTAGTCCCTTTTAAGGAAGGATAGAAAAGATGATTTACGTTGACCCTCCTTTTGATTTGGGTGATACACTCAAGGGGACAGACGATGACGGCAACCTTATCAATAAACATTGGGAAGGTGCCATTTTCGAATTCCCCGATTTCGACCGTACCGGGTCTGGTATCCGAAGCGGTAAAACTAGACGCAGTGGACAAAGTATTCGTGCTGTAGCAGTGCGTAATACCTCTGGCGGTGCTTTAACCGTTCAGAGCCTGTGCCTAAAGTTTGACCTAACTCCGACTACATCTGTTACCTCACAAGCAACAGCAAATACTGCTGGCCGAGAAATTATCGGTCGTGTTGATGCTGTATCTGGTGGTGCTAATCTGTGGTGCGGAATTGGCGATGACCAACTAACTGACACAGTTGCTGCAAATGACTTGTTTTGGCTAGTTGTTGGCGGTCCTGTTCTTGCTAAGATTAAGGCTAGTGCAACTATCACTTTCGGTGATGTACTGGTTTCCGCTGCTAGTGGATATCTTGGTGAAGTAGCTTCCGGTAGTGATGCAGCAGTTCTTGCTGAAGCAGTAAATGTTATTGGTCGTGCACTCCAGAAATCGGATGCTACGAACTTTGACGGAACAGCATCCTCCGGTGGAGACAGTATTTTAATTCAGGCTTGCGTCAATATTTAATCGGTTTACCGATGACGTAACCTGCTTACAATACGGGTTTTGGGTACGCCGTCGGGTTTTCGGACTCGGCGGCGTTTCCTTTTTAGGACACAGTAATGGAAAACGAAGAGCACGTACTAGCAGTAGCATCTAAGGAATGTTCTAAATGCTATGTTCAGTTCCCGTTGAACGAAGAATACTTCCATAAGGACAAGTCTAAGCCAGATGGCTACAAAAGAATCTGCAAGATGTGTCGTAAGGAAGAGCGGGAGGAGCGTGAAAATCGAGCTATAGATGAACGTATTAAAGCGTTAGAAGCAGAAGGTATTAAGGTATTAGATGTCCTTGCCAGCCGAGGGAGCTCTATTCCTCACATGGCAGAAACCTTTCAAAGAATCATAGACGTGTTTGGGGGCTCCGGCGGTTTTGCTCAGCACTATTTAGCCAATTACCTAAGCACTCCACCCGGTAGTTCAACACGTCAAAAAATGTTAGACACTGTTATTCGACTAAACATGAAGGTGTCAGAATCAGGTGCAGCACAGAAATCTTTAGAAGAGATTACAGACGAAGAGTTGGATATTGAAATTCAACAAACGGCTAAAGCCCTGCTGTTATACTCAGGGAACAATGGATTGAACGACGAGGAAATGGAGAATTCCGCAGAAGATGACGAAGGAAAAGAAAAACTGGCCTGACGAGCCGGTTCACATACCGCCGGAAGTCACCTACAAGGATGACGCAACCGAGCAACAAAAGCAAGAGATGCGACTTCTCTATGAGGAGAGGGCTCGTCGTAGAATTGAATCCTTGCGTCTTTATGAACCTCTACCTTTTCAAGATAGGTTCCATTCGTGTAATGCCAAAGAAGCGCTTATACAGGCAGGGAACCAAGTAGGTAAATCTTTATGTGCTTTCGTAGAGGATGCACGGGCAGCAACTGGGCAGGACCCGTATGGAAAGTACCCTAAAGAGAATGGGATTATGGTTTGCCTTGGTATGGACGAAGGCCACATTGGAAGAACGATACACAAGTATTTGTTTAGGCAAGGCGCTTTTAAGATTATTAAAGATTTAGAGAGCCACCAATGGCGAGCGTGGAAGCCTTGGATAGAAGAAGATTGGGCTCGCAAAGACGATGCCGAACCCGCACCTCCACTAATTCCAGAGAGGTTCGTTAAAAGATTTGCTTGGAAGAAAAGAGCTCAACATGTGTTTGAGGTTTGTGAACTTACTAATGGCTGGACAATATACGCAATGGGTTCTAAAGGTGAGCCAGCACAGGGGTTTCAAGCTGACTTAGTTCACATTGACGAAGACCTTGAACGACCTGAATGGTACGACGAAATGATTGCTCGTTTGACCATGCGGGATGGAAAACTGCGTTGGTCTGCTCTGCCGCACTCTAAAAACGATGCGTTAGTAAATTTATCAGAACGAGCTGAGGATGAGGAAAAAGATGAGAATCCGTCAACAGTAGTTATACGTGCCACAATATTCGACAACCCCTTCATGCCTGAATCTGTTAAAGCGGAAAATATTAAACGCTGGAAGAAAAAGGGTGAGGATGAGTTTCGTAAGCGTGCGTTAGGTGAGATGATTACCGATACCGTTCTTATGTATCCTACTTTTTCTAAAGACGTTCATAACGCTGTTAGATTTGAAGGTCCACGCCACCCGATTCAGCAAATGTTAACAGACAATCTAGGGGAGCCTTTAGATGGATGGTGTCGTTATATGGTTGTTGACCCCGGTCACAGTATTTGCGCCGTTACTTTCTGGACTATTCCTCCCCCAAGTCTTGGTGATTTTGTTATTTGCTACGACGAGCTTTATTTACAGCAGTGTACAGCGGATAAATTTGCGGACGCCGTTGCCAGAAAAGCCTATGGTAAAACATTCCAAGCGTTCATAATGGATGCTCATGGTGGACGTATTCGAGAAATTGGAAGTGGTGTTCTTCCTCGGATACAGTACAGCAGGCAGTTAGAAGCAAGGGGTGTCTCAAGTGTAGATACTGGGTATGGCTTTCTTCCCGGTAGTGATGATATAAAAGGGCGTGAAATGAAGCTGCGTGACTGGCTTCAAATACAGCCCACAGGTTATCCTAAGATGATGGTTAGCGTTGAAAAATGTCCGAACCTAACAAGAGAGTTTTATAGATTCAAGAAAAAAACAATAAATGGTTTCGTAACAGACGAAGGAAACAGGCGAGGAAACTGTCACGCAATAGAAACCTGCGAATATGCAGCGGCTCATGGGTTAAAATACGTTACACCATCTGCTCCTCCTAAAAGAGAAACCGTAGTGTCTAGAATAATAAAAGCTCGCAAAGAGCGAGAGCAGAAGAGAAGAATAAACAGTAGTTTACGGAGCGGGGGTTCTCGTTCTTACATTAATCTTGGTCCTACGGGAGAATAATTTTATGAGTATCGTACCAACCCAAGAAGAACTTCAGTCATATACAATGCCTGAAGTCGGAATTGGGACACCTGTCACATTCTATTCGAATGGTTTGAAGGAGGGTACGGAGCCACGGATAGGCTTTATTTTGCGTATATCACGCTCTGGCCGAAACGTAGTTATCCGTACCGCTTCAGGTGGTCATCATGAGTCTGTTCGTCACATAGACGACCCTAAATTACAGCTCAACTCAGACCATCGTGAAAACGGTGGATGGGATTTCACAGGATATCACAAGCAAGAGCTTAAAGAGCGTGAAGAAATTAGAGCACGTCTATCGGCATTAGAGTTCTCTGCTACTAAAAACACTGTTCGTCGAAAAAAATCTGCCGATTCAACAACTGAAGAAACTTATGGCAGTTTAAGAAAGCGAGCTTTAGGTCTTGGGATTGAGTTCAAAGGCAATCCTAAGCGACAATGGTTAGAGCAGAAAGTTCAAGAGTTCGAATCAGAAGCCTCAGAAGCTACTGTTTAGTTATAGTTCTTCCCAGCCCGCTTGGTGTTCAGGTGGGCTGGGGTTGTTATATAGAAAGTACCAAACATGGCAACTTGGGAAGAGTCAAAGCATCCTATGTCAGGCATATGCCAGCAATGGATGGAGAAAATCAAACAAGCCAAAAAGCGTAAGCATGAGCATTTTGGTAAGTATGCTGATGAGGCCATGAAGTTTTTCGATGGTGCTCATGACTGGATGTGGAAGGGTGAGTACGCCAAAGCTAGTGGTGGATTCCTAGACAAAGAAGCACAAGGTGCTTTGCCTAATTTCCGAATGACAGTAAACCGTGTGTTCGAGGCGGTGGCTTTATTTGGCCCAGTGCTTTATCACAGGAATCCAGCTATTCAGGTAACACCTCGTATGCTTCCAGAGATTTCTCCCGTAGCTATGGGGATTAATCCTGATGACCCGCAATTAAGTCCTTACTTTGAAACATTTCAGATACAGGATGATTACATAGCGGAAATACGTCGTTCTCACGCTAACATCAAAGAGCATTACCTTAATTGGTTGCAATACGAAACAGATAAGAAAGCCCAATGTCGTCTAGCTATTAACGAAGCAATCATTAAAGGGATGGGTATCTTGTGGACAGAGATGCACCGACCGAAAGGTTCCCCGCATCAATATCCGAAAAGCAGCTTTGTATCAGTAGACGATGTAGTCGTAGACCCAGACGCTGAATACTGGGAGGACGTTACATGGGTGGCTCGTAAGTGTGTTCACCCAGTCTGGAAGGTAGATAGAAAGTATGGTCTAAAGGGCGACTTAAAAGGAAACCTCGAATCCATTAATGCTCAGGGTGAAGTTTACGCTAATGGACGCAAGAAGACTTCGGCGGAGAAACGAAGTGGTCGTACTCATGACCTTATAGAATACTGGGAAGTCTACACTAAATGTGGGTTTGGGGATAAGTTACACCTAACCAATAAAGGAAACGGTGAGAACGAGAAGTACGATTGGAGTAAGTTCGGTGACTTCTGTTACATGGCGATTTCTCCTGACGTGCCATTCCCCCTTAATTGTCCATCAGGGGATTTAGAGAAAAAAGGATTCGACGAAGTGTTCAGTCAGGTTCAGTGGCCAATACCTTTCTGGTGTGATGGTGGCTGGCCATTTAGTCGTTTGCATTTCCACAGCAAGCCAAAGAGCGTATGGCCTATTTCAATGATTAAGCCTGCCATTGGCGAGCTTAGATTTGTCAACTGGTGTATGTCGTTCTTAGCAGACAAGGTAGCTGCCGCTTCGACAACATATGTAGCTATCGCCAAAGCAGCGGGAGCAGAGATACAGGACCAAATTAAGTCAGGTTTAGGTCCGTATACACACATCGAGATTAGCGAAATATTTGGTCGTAGCGTAAATGATGTAGTCTCGTTCTTAGATGCTCCTCAGTTCAATGTAGAAATCTGGAATATGGTTCGCCAGGTTTTAGAGCTGATTGATAAGAGAACTGGGCTAACAGAACTTATCTATGGTTTATCTGGCCCTACTCAAATACGAAGTGCATCTGAAGCAGAGATTCGAAATCAGAACGTGTCTATTCGTCCTGACGATATGAGCAGTCAAGTAGAGGACTGGCTCGGCGTTTGTGCTATGAAAGAGATGGAAGCAGCGGAGTGGGCTTTAAGTGCTGACGATGTGAAGCCTGTGTTAGGTGCTTCGGCAGCTTATATCTGGACGAAACAGATTAAAGCACAAGACTTTGAAGATTTAGTTCGTGATTACACATATCGTGTCGAAGCAGGCTCTGCAAGGAAACCTAATAAAGTTAATCGAGTTCGTCAACTTAATGAGTTTGCCCAGATTGCTATGCCACAGCTTCAGCAATTTGCAGCTCAGGGCAACATGGAACCTTACAACGCATTTATTACGGACTGGGCTAAGGCAAACGATTTAGACCCCAGTCGATACTTAGTTAATCCAGAGCAGAAGCAAGATGAACAGCAAGCTGCAATGCAGCAGCAGCAGATGCAAATGCAGCAGCAGCAGATGCAAATGCAGCAGCAAGCGCAGCAAGCTGACCAGCAAGCTAAGCAAATGCAGCAGCAGCAAGAGGCTCAAAAGCAGCAAACTGAGATGCAGCTTAAACAGCTAGATATGCAGGTCAAGCAACTAGATATTCAATCCAAGCAAGTTGACTTAGAGTCATCAAAACAAAATCTGGAAATAGATAAGCAGAAGAACCAGATGGAACTTGAGTTTATGAAACAAAAGCAAGAGCTTCAACTTGAGGCAAAGAAATCGAAAGATTGAGCAAATGCACGGTAGCGAAGAAATTATTAAGAAGGTCATGGATATTATCAGTAGTATAAATCCAGAAGAAATGACTCAGTATAAAAGCGGAGATGAGCCAGCACCACGAGGTGAGCTTATTCGTCGTTACCATATTAAGCAGGCAGAGCAGGGCCATAGCCCAGCCGAATTTACAGATTACGCAGATAAAGGTTTTGCCGACGCAACGGAGTGCAAACCGCTTATTCGTGCTTTCGGAGAAATTAAGACTCCCGAAGGGACGATTCATATCAAGAAAAGGATTTCGTAATGAGTTATGAGCGTTACAAAAAAGAGTGTGCAGACAAGGGTCAGGCATGTGTAGATTTCTATGACGATTTAATTGCTTCTGGAAATCAGCCCGGATTTGCAGCAATGCTTGCTTTACGTCAGCCACCGGGAACCAAAGGAACGGAGCGAGCTTTTTTAGAAGGCATGACTAGTTGGGCTGATAATATGCACAAGGATAACCGTGATAATATCTTTAAGGCTGCAAAGAAAGCTGGCATTAGCACAGAAGGAAAAATATATAAGGGTGGACTTGGAAAGCCGAGTGACCCAATGGCTTGGATTTCTACGCAGGATGATGTCAGGGAAGTGTGTAAAATAAAAGGATATACGTGCTCTGGAGCAGTAAACTACAAAGCACCAGACCGTGAACCACCTAAGAAGAAGCGTATTGCGAAGGACATTAGAGACCAATATGTTGCTCAGGAACTCGCTAGTAACCCATCGTTAATGGAAAAAGTGAAGAAAAATCCGAAAAGGATTAAAGAAGTGCAGGAAAAGGTAACTGAGAAGCACACTAAAAAGAGATAGCACATTGTCATTTCAAATACCAAGCCGATTAGACCAAAGTCCTTTAATAATGGAATTGTTAAACAATCCCCGTTATAAGGACTCTCCGCACAGTGAAACCGCACAAAATATGGCGATGACACCAGAACAGGCAGTTCGCCATATTATGAGAAACCCATTGAACTTTGCTCCTAACGAGAAGCGAGGTGCTTTGATTTCGAACAACAATGTACGCAAAGAGATGCGTAAACAAAACAACAAAGAAGCAATCATAGGAAAAACAAGGAGATTGTAATGCCTATAGGACCACAAGGAGAGCGTTTGCCTTATCCGGGAGAGCCGGGTTTTCAGGGACCACCGCAAGGCGGGCCACCTGCTCAACCCCCTATGCCCGAAATGGGCGGTGGTATGCCGCCTCAAATGCCAGCACCGAATCCAGCAGTTACTGATTTAGAGACAATCAGGCGGATGAAGGACGCAGAAGTAGCCAAGTTAATGGGCAAGCCTTTACATCAGGCGTTTTCAGCTACTCCTCCAATGACTCCTCCGATGGCACCCCCACCACAAATGCCTCAGCAGGCTCCGCCAATGGGTATGCCACCACAAGGGCCACCACAGCAAGGGCCACCACAACAGGGTCCTCCACAGGGTCCCCCGCAACAGATGCCTCCACAGGGGCCTCCACAGGG